GCTAGATGTCGACCCTGAGAAAGTTGCCATCGCTGGTCTGATCGATAGCGAGCTGCGTTGTACTGCAGCAAATCATCGATTTGGCCTTAACCCTTGTTTGGGTCTCGGGCTTGATGTCGCTAAGGTTTTACATTTACCGGCCGACGTGTGCTCTCGTGTTCTTTGCGAGGACCCGCACATCGGGCTTTTCGATCAGTGGTATTGGAGTAAGGGTGCTACCCTAACGCTGCCCAAATCACTCGGGCACGCATACTTCAAATGCGTCTACGAGCGGTCCGTAACTCAGACTGCTCGGCCGTTGGCCATCGAAGTTCTCAAGAGGACCTCCCCTAGGTTCCGGAGGTTCCGACTTGAGGACGCCAGCGGTTGTCTGGTGACTACTGTCCCGAAGAATGCTAAGACTAATCGTGTCATAGCCGTTGAGCCCGGTTTTAATATCGTGCTCCAGCGTTGCGTCGGCCGTTATATACGGAAAGCGCTTCTTCGGAATGGGATAAACTTGGACTCGCAAGAGTCAAATCAGGACATCGCTCGCAGGGCGTCTATTAACGGTGGCCTTGCTACCGTCGACTTCTCCTCTGCTAGTGACCTGATATGCCGAGAATTGGTGGGTTTTCTCCTTCCGCCAAGATGGTATCAGTTGCTAGATGCCATACGAAGCAAAGTTTATGAGCTTGATGGGGTTTTGCTACGTAGCTCTCGTTTCTCTTCAATGGGGAACGGTTTTACGTTCGACTTGCAGAGCCTCATCTTCATCGCTATTGCCGTCGGTTGTGGTGCTAGACACGTTCACGTGTTTGGCGACGATCTTATAGTCGATTCTGACTGTATGCCACTTCTCGAGAGGGTCGTCGACAGGTTGGGTATGAAACTCAACAGGTCGAAGACTTTTTCTACTGGTTACTTCCGCGAATCTTGCGGAGCACACTGGTGGAACGGCATTGATGTCAAGCCGTTGTATCTCACGAATACAATTGATTCGTGGCACGATGTCGTAAAGTGGCATAACAAATGCTACCGCTTGCGACATTTGCCTCACATGAAGACGGTGCTCTCGACGCTAAGGCATTCTCTACCGCATGAAATACGGTTGATGGGCCCCGAGTGTCTTGGTGACACGGTCATGCATGTGCAAGATCCACG